AGTACATTTGTTAGTACACCATTCATGTATACTCTCAAATGTATCACGAAAAAACACTATAGGATTACACCTTTCTCCTATAGCACTTGCATAACGTGTCATCTTCTCACACAACGAGTCAGCAAATACATCAGCTTCTTCCATATCCTTAGGATCAACCATAGCATCACCTGGCGCATCACTCCACTCTTCTTCCATTTGTTCTATAATAGGACCATCTATCTCTACGTCACCTAACAATGATTCAAATGAAGAATTCCAGGGATCACGTAACAATTCTAAATTAGCATATTCAGTAACCTGAATTGGCTGTCCTGTTATTACTACTGGAACAGTCCCCACTAATGATGATGCAACATAGACCCCCATAGATACTGCATGCTCAACCACCCCCGTACCTATTGCTGTAATCGTAACATCAATTAGAGCATTAGTTGGTATTGTTGGAAACGTCATATTAATAACGGTTGGTATATTACTAACAGCAGAAACTGTTTGAATAAAAGCAAATGCATCCGTAACGTTCCCCACTGTATACGTAATATCAACTACATCCGTAACTACAGTAGAAGTAATTATTGCAGTTGCACTCAACTGAAAAGTATTTACTACACCAACTGTTGCAATAGAAGGAAAAGCTTGAGATATAACCTGAGTATTCGTCGTCACGCCTGTAAAACCACCCATACCTGGCATTTCTTCTCTTATTGGACCCCTCATATCAGCCTCAGTAAGGGTTTTAAATTTACGCGGAAGAGATTGCAAAAAAGTACGCACTTCTTCATCAGTAAAAACTTTCTCACGATAAACTCTAACTCTGTCATAGTCAATAATTTCATGATCACTATCATCCTTCTTCATGGGCAAAACATAACTTTCTGGCCACCCACTACATAAAGGATCCATACAAACTAATCCATCATCACCTTCAAATTCGGGTGCCCTTCTCCGTCGCCCAATTGACGATGCACCACCCAGTCTATAACTATCTTGTAAGCCATGCCAAAAGATGTTAAACCACTTATCCAACTTCTGTTTAAAACTCATACCCATAGCATGAGTACCTACCTCTCTAACATGCTTCTCAGGAATACCTGTTATCTTAGAAACATGCTGAACTATAGTATCAACTACAGCCTTTGGAACCGTTTGCAAAGTGGGCAACTTCACAACCCTAGCATGTCCCAATTGAAGTTCCTTATCATCCACATCAACCAATTTATGAGCTACAGGAGGATTAGCTGGTTGCCAACCCCCAGCACTAATATCACCCAATTCCACAAGAACCTTACGTTTCCTACCACTAAAAGTAGGAGTTGGTCCTTGAAACAATCCATAAGCTATAGGAAAATACAATCTAAAATCATCTCCAATAGTATGACCAATTTGAGTAAAAATTTCCGTTGCTGTATCGTTATTAATTGCTGCCAAAACTACATTCGCATACTCACCTTGAGAAGCAATAGTAGTACTAGGAATACTAATAACAGGATCCCTATGATAAAAAGGTATTTCAACTGTATGCTCAAAAGCCAAACCAGGTCTCCACACAGACGAACCTTGATAAAAAGCACTAACATCACTTATAGGTGCTGTAGTACTAACAATTGCGTCCGAAAAAGTCAGATCATAAAATTGAGGAAACGTAGCCAAAGTTACTCCCCTATTAGCTCCAACAGGTACTATGTAAGTCACCTTATTAGAACCATTTGAAAAACAAAAAGAATTTCTTAGAAAATTATGTCTATCACCAAAGAAAGGTGGAAAACTCAAAATCTGTGACCAATTAGCCGTAGTAGGCACAGTGGAAGATTGAACAGCAGCAAAATCCATTCTTCTCAACAAATTATAAATTTGCATATGATCCTGAACCATTATACCTTCCAAAGTACTAACTGGCCCCTGGAAAATATCCTGCTCCGACGCCTTCTTAAGTGCAGAGTCACTAGTAGTACCTTCCTGTCGGTCACCACCACCTACAACATTTTCCATTTGTTCGACAATCTCCATCGTAATCGCTTGCTGAGTTCTTTTAAGTCCGATATACGGTTCATTAACCCTAAACCATATTGTACCACTCAAAGTATTTGCACCTCCTACTGGAATACGCAATGCGTTCCAGGGTAAAATCTGTACCCTACCCATAACTGGCAACGAACCATTAGGATCTACACTTTCCAGCGGAGTAACATAAGTCCACGGAATTTTCAATACAGCTGCTGTTTCACTAGCAGGATTAAAGAAAACATGAGGAAACTGAGTCCACGTAGAAATAGAACAGTGAGTGTAATCTATACCAACAGGTACATACATCATTATCAACAAACCCGCATACTGTATAGGAGCATTCATTCGAAAAGTTATATCAAATGTTCCGCGAAAGAAAGCATGATACTGAATAAGACCATTAATAGAAATATCAGCAGCGGCCAATACGTCATGAGGTAATGATATTGTAGCCAAAGTTAATGGTAATGCATCCGAATCATCCCACGTAATTCCAGTTTGCAACAAATAATCACGCCCTATAATGGATTCAGTTGATGCAGAACCAACTTTTGCACCTCGATGAATCTGTAACATTTCAGATACAGAAATACCCTCATTTGGCTCAGCAATCACAGGAGGAAGATCTTCCTTCTTCTGCACTTCCATTTCTTCAAAAATAGCACTTCTGACATTATAATATGTCAAACCTGGAGTTTTATAAGTTGGTGTCTTAAACGTAAAATCTGGACCAGCTCGTACATAAACATTAACATCTATCGTAGTCGCCACAGTATTAGGCGCCATTAAAGGATTTTGCACAAAAACACTCAATATACCAACATTCCCAATATTAACATAACTATCAGTATTTACTGCTGGACCAAAAGTAGAAGTAACACACTTCTTATACTCAGTTTCTCCAACATACTCGACCACAAATTCAACCCTATTCTGTTGGGTTAAATCCATAGTAGTTGTAATCAGATTTCTACTTTGCGTTGCTGTAGGTGCTGCCAAAGAAGCAGGATTAAATGCAATTTGCAACTGCCCCTGATGAAACTTAGTACACACCGCTTCAAAAGTGTATACTAAAGAACCTTTCCAAAATTGAAACATATTTGCGTAATTACACAAAACGGTCTGATCATAAGTTCTAAGACCTCCACCATCAGTAAAATTAGCACAAAAATTTGGACTAACTCTATAACGAGCTTCTACAGCACCTACAGCATCTGTAGTTGCCCACTGGAAAATATTCAAACGGGAATTAATCATACATCGATGCAGAAT